GAAGCTGCGGCTGCTAGTTTTTGTAATCCAACTAATGAATCTTTATCTGGCTTACTACCATCTCTAGCTTCATTAAGGCCAGTTACATCTCGTATCATTTGTAAATAATATTGATATGTTTGCGTTAATGATTGTATTTTAGCCATACCCGATGAAGTCTGAAGTTCTTGTATTGGTACCTTACCTCTATTAGGATCACCATCTTGAGTTAAACTTCTACCAACTATACTACCAGTTTGGAAGTACATGTTTAAAGCCTCAGCTGGATTATAGTTTGTACCATTACCAAGATCAACTTCAGCTAAACCATCTACGTCTACATAAACGCCGTCTGGCACCATACGTGCTAAAACTTGCTGCAGTTTAAGGTGCGTCAGCTGTATCATATCAGCAAAGCCCACACATTTACTTACTAAAGATTCTATACGACCTTTGTACATTCTAGGTGCAGAAATACTGTAATTCATCTCTACTTTAGTTTGATCGCTATAAGGTCTAGTCATGTTTTTAGCTAGCTCCCATTTAAGCATTTTTTTATGACCTAGAATTTTAGCGCCACTATATAAAACTTCTATAGCTCTATGAACTTTATTAAAGTTATCAGTTTCTGGCGGGTCAAATGTATCGTCTTTTTCAAGAGCTTTTTCAAGACCTTGATCTGTTTGTTTTATTTTAAATACTTGATTTTGATAAGTCTTATATTCAAAATATAAAACCTGTATAGTATCATTATCGTTATTCTGATTATAATAATTTCTAGTGTAACTTATATCACCGGGATATTTTTCTATTTGTTCTAATTCATCTTGTGTTAAGTAAGGAAATTGTTTTTTAATTTCTTCTAAGCTAACGCTTTTTACTTCACCAACATAATATATGTCTTCAAAATTAGGATCATCAGTATACGAGTATACTAAATTAGCAGGATCTACGTGGTCTACAGTAACTCCATTTGCTAAATTAAAATTAGTTTTAACAGCTGCGATACCAAGTACTGTTAAGTCATAAGCTAAACGCTTTTTAGTTTCATCGTATTTATTATAATTTAAAATATTGCTAATAGCTTCTTCTTCTGCAATTTCAATAGCTTGCTTATAAGATAGCTGCATGTGTAATTCTAGCTCTTCCTTGCTTTTTGGTAATTGCTCTTCAGATACATTAGTTCTTTTTAAATCAATACCAAAAGATTGTTCTGCACTAGATATTATATCAGCAGCAAAAGCATCTTCAGACAAAGCAGTCGCGTGATCAGTTCTTTGTGATATTGAAAATGGATCTGTTGCAAAAGATTTTATTTCATAACCTCTATCTGTCATGCCATTTACTACAATATCCACAAATTTAGATAATACAGCTACTGGCTTCCAGTCTAAATTAAGGTAAGATAAATCACCGTTTATAGATAATTCATCTTTATATTTTTGAACACTTTGTTCTCCACGAGCGTATAGCTTTAGATTGTTAAAATACCTCCAATTGTTTCCAAACCTTCCGCCATCTCCAAGACCTCTATCGCCTCTGAACCATTCGTTTTCCACAGCTCTTCCTACAGCTAAGCCATATTCTAAAGTACTTTTCTCTGCGTCTGGTACTACCTGACTTGGGAAAGAACTATTAACGTTAGTATAAATCATCTATTTTATTATTTTTGAAATACCACCTTTATTATCATATTTCTTGAAACCTAAAGGTACAACATTTTTTTCAACTTTGAAAACTGGTGTGTATCTATTTTTATTACAAGCCATAAGCGCTAGGCCAGAACTAATTGTTGCATCAAACTTAGTTCTATTGTTTATATTAAATTTTGCCCAGTCTTCTAGTGTGCGCTGAAAATACATATCACCATATGTAGTTTCTTTTAATCCGATAAAATCTTCTATATAAGATTCAATAGCAGCAGCATGCGCTTGCTTAATATCTTCAGAGGAGTTTGGTATACCTCCGATTTCTTTTTCAGTTATAGATAATTTATTATATGTTTTATCTGGGCGATTCATACTAAATCCTCTATAACCTCTACGTTTAAAATGGTATAATAATCTTGGTTTATTGTTTTCACAAAGTATAGGCATGCCATAAAAAACGCAAGCCATAAGTACTTCTTCAAAAAATATCTCAGCAGTCTGTGGTCGAGCTACATATTCTAAGAAAAATTTATTAGGTGGTACATCTTCCATACTAAATTTAGTAAGACCATGCAAAGCACCTTTAGAACCTTTGTTATCTACTGTTCCTGATATATCATAAGAGTCACAACCAAAAGCACCACAATGTTCATTACCAGGGTATTTAACTCCATTTTTAATTATTAAACGGTTTTGTAAATTAACAGGCGGTACCCATGAAACTAAAAACCTACCGTCTTTATGTGGCATAAATTCTACAAATGTATCTTTATGACCTTTAGCCCATTGGAAAGAACCTTTAGTTACAAGTCCTCCGGTTTTTATATCTTCATTGTAATCTATTTGCTCGTATATCTTAGTTAGATTAAATAAAGATTCTTTTGTTTCATCTCTAAAAGCGTGTTGCTCAGTACGAGGAAACTGTCGGTAGTATTCGTTTAAACTATCTTGATCACCTTTTAAACCATCAACTTCATTTTCCCAATGGTTTATAACACCTACTTCAATTTGTGAACCGTCTGAGCCTTCAACTGATTTTGACGGCGTATCAAAGACAGGGTGTCCATAAGTATCAATGAATCCTTCGTAGTTCCATTCCATAGGTATAAACAAAGAATATAGTCCTGAGCTAGTCTGTCCATTGCGGTTTCTACTGGTAACATCTGATGCATAATATAATCTTTTAAAGTTTTCTCCACCTTTATCTAGCGAGTTACTTGTAGAACCCATCATACACTTACCTACAATTCTACTACCTAATCTAAGCGTTGTTTTTGTAACCCTCCAGTTATTAAGTATATTGTCAGGTCTTTCCCATTTACCTGATTCATCGTGCACTAACAGTTTTAGTTTTTCACCATCATAACTGTTATCACCTGTATTCTTCCAGTCAATAGTTGTATCAAGACCTACTACTTCGTCAGGTGTTTCACCTTGATCTAGCTTTCTACGAGTTAGCTTTGATGCTGGTACTCTGTATGCTAACTCTGTTTTAGGACGGTCCATACCGTCTTGTATTGGTTTAAAAAAGAAAGGGTAGTTAATTGATATTGGTACTACCTTGTCGGTAAACATTTTTTTAGCATCAGCCCCTGATTTTGATAAGATACCGAATCTTGCATCGCTTGATATTGTTGCAAGGTTAACAGTTTCCCCTGATGCCATGAAGCTAAAACCAGACCTTCTGTTTTTGAGGTAGCACATACCATAGCATCTTGAGTCTGCTTTGCAAGCTTCCCAGAATATAAAGAATAATCTGTTTGACTCCCTAAAGTCTGCTGCCCCAACATCAATTTTACTCCACTGCAAGTACATGTAGTGAGTACCAGTAAGATAAGTAGTAATACCTTTGTTATTAAACCAATGGCCTTCGTCACGGCGTTTAAACTCTTCATCGATATACTCATACCATCTTTCTTTAAAATGCTCTGGGTATTTACCCCACTCAAATACACTTTTTATTTTATTTAATTCTTTAGGATATTCTTCTCTAGACCATTTGTCTTTATCCTTATTTATTTTACCTTTAAAAGGTGGTAATGCTATTTTAAGATTTTGTATTTCATACACATCACCTATTTGACCAGTCTTGCTTATAACAATTATATCGTGTTCTTTGTTATAGCCATACTCCCACTTTTTGCTTTTGTTATTTCTTTTAAGCACGTGAGGTTTTATGTGATCTGTAAGTACAGTAAGTAAACTTTGACTATACATTATTTAGATCTACCTTCTGCAAAACCTTGAAAAGATTTTTGTTTGCTATCACCTGATTTATCCTCAAGCATACTTCTTTCTTCTTCAATACGATTAAGTATTTCGAACGCATCGAATATAGCTAACTTTTTTGTTGCAGCTGCGTTTTTTAAACGATCAGCTGAGATGTCATCATCTGAATCTACAATAGGTTCTTTAGCTACCTTAATTAATTCCTCAACTGCTTTTTGCCCAGCTTGGATTATATTCAACTTGGTTTTCTTGGTGCTCATATTTAATTACAATATCATTTGATTTCATACAATAAAGCCTTTGGTCATTTACAATAAATTCAAACTCACTGTTAGGCGTAAACCCAATAGTATCACCCTCGCTTATTCCCTTAGCTTCTAAGGACTTATTACCATATTTTAGTATACCAATAAGCTTTTGCTCTTTATCTAGTTCTAGATCATTATTATTTTTAAGTGGCATAGCAAAGCATCTGTCTGCAAACGCGTACCACTTATATATTTTTTTATATAAATATATTTGATCTATTTGACAAAAGTAAAGATCGTCTTTAAAAAACTTACTACTATTAACTTCTTTACCTTTCATATTATAATATCTTCTAAAGACATTATGATGAACTATAATTTCATCTCCTTCTTCTATAGATGTATTAAAAGCAAGAGGTGTAGAAACAACAATAGCTTTATTATTTACAAATCTATATTTTTCAATACTAGTATTTAATAAAAGCTCTTCGCCGTCTACATCTATAGAATTATCATAAACATTACCTACAGGCTTTATGATAAAATCATATACACTTTTCATTAATATTCTAAATCATACTCAACAGATACCGCCATGTTAGAATTAAATTTCTTCCATGGCAATACCTCGTTGTTTTTCTTTATATGAATATTATAAGAACGATCTGTATCTTCAAATAAAATATATGCGATCTCATGGCCGCCATAAACTTGTTGACCTACGGAATAATGCATTGCATCATTTTTATAATCAGAACCAATACTGATCTTTCTTATAACAGAATCCATTTTAGTCTTCTGCTTTTACTACAGCTGATTCACCTTCATCTTCTTCTTTTTCGATCTCAGTGTACTCGCCTGTAGCCATATCAATATTAATACTTCCGTATTCTTTCTCTAGCTCTGATTTAAACTCTTCTAAATCTTTATTAACACCAGCTATTTCGTGTAAAAGTGCGTGCTTGTTTGATTCTAATAAACCTATTCTAGTAACAGTTTCGTTTAGTTTAGAGTTTAAGTCTTTTACTTTTTCTAATTGATCTTCAGTAATTTTTGCCATTTGATTTAATTTAATTAATTAATTTATAATAATATAGTTACACTATAATTTTTTAATCTACTTTTTATTTAATCTGCTATTGTCATAGTTACAGAAGTAGGATTTATTTCTAAATCAATAGCTTGCTGTATACTAGCTTCTATAGAAGTCACTTGTTCTTCGCCTATAGCTTCTTTAGTCCATGATACTAATATTTCATTTGTAAGATCATTAAAAGGAATAAATTCATTTTGATTGTTTAAAGAAACAAGCTGTGTATTGCTAATAGCATACCTGTAAGGTTTTCCTTCTGAATCTAATTGATCTGAAACGCCTATCACTTTCCAATAAACATTGTAAACTACGTCTGTATGATTTTCTACTGTTGGATGTACGTCTACTGTTTTACAATTCCAATTACATGTTGTTGCCATTTTTAAATTGTTGAGTTTATATAATCGTTATACGCGGCGATAACTTCATCTGTCCATTCAATAACAGCGTGTTTTTCTAACTCTAAAGGTAAACTAGCTGCATCTGTATCAGGTGTATAGCTTTCTCTTTCGGTTGAAGAAGATATAATTTTAGTTTCTTCTCCAATAGTTTCTGTTACTTCTATTAGGTATCTTGCTTGTAGTATCTTAAAATCTCCTACAATTTCTAATTTATCTAATTTTCGTTTTTTTTCTAATGACATTGTTATTTATTTTTAAATTACCTTATATGTTACTGTTCCTGAAACAAATCCACTTGCAAATTGTGATAGTGAAAATGTTTGTGTAGTTGAACCTGCTTCGCCAAATCTTATTATTGTTGTGCTTCGTTGGCAAAAACCACCAAAATCAAACCTATAAGCGCCTGTACTATTGTATGTTATAAATGATGGATTATTTGAACCACCAGCATCTGGTGACCTAACGGTAAAAGGTAAGTTGTCTAAACTTGTAAGTGTCCAATCAACAGTTACAGCTGAAGGCGAGCCAAAAAAATTAAGTTCAAAACTTACTGTAACAAAATCTCCAACTCTTTCGTAATATCCGTAGTGTGTGCCATTTTGGGGTAAAAGCCCGCCATTTGTTACCACGCTAGATGTAATTGTTGGTGTGAAAGTGCCTTTTTCGTAATCCTCTAATAAATTAGCTGCTGCTGTACCACCTATGTAAAGACCACTTGCAAACTGATTACCTCCTCCAGCAGCTTGCCAAGACGGCGCAGCGCTAGCTCCATTAGATGTAAGTACGTAACCTGATGTTCCATAATTAGTACCTCCAATACCTATTTGACCAGCACTTGCTATTCGTAATCTTTCAAGACCATTTGTCTCTATACTGAAAGTATCATTAGCTGGAAAACCAAATTTAGTGTTAGGGTCACCTTGGTGCTGTATAACAGTTCCTAGGTTCATATTGTTGTTACAAGTAAAAGCATCACCAGTAACAAGTACAGCGGATAAGATACCGTTACCCGTACTTCCACCTAAGGCAAGTGTATTACCATTCCATTTAATATCATCACTACCAGCAATAGTATCTGTGCCATTACCAAAAGCAATTTGTTCATCAGCTAAACTACCTGCAATACCACTGCTTCCAGAAGTCCAAGGTACGTTTACAACAAGATTATCTGAAGAATCTACTTGAACTTTATATGTTCTAGCAGCGGTTGTTGTAGATGTATTTGCAGCAACTGATTGCGTACCATCTACATTTGCATTAAACGTTACAGTGTCAGTTGCACTTGCTACACTACTTAAACCAGTTCCACCTGCAAGTGTAATTGTATTATTGTTAGTAATACTTTGTGAAGCACCTGAATCACCAGCTAATGTTAAACTGTTAAAAGGTAAAGTATTAGTTATTGTTACAGTGTCAGTAGCTCCAGCCACAGTTGATATACCTGTACCTTGTGCTAGTGTAACAGTGTTACCGTTAGTTATTGTTTGCGCTGAACCAGAACCTCCTGTAATATCAAAAGAAGTAAAACCTCCAGGTAGAGTAGCTAGCGTACCATCACCTCTTATATATTGAGATGTTGTACCAGCACCTGTTACAGTTAAAGTTCCTGACGTTGTTACAGGAGAGCTAGCAACTGAAAAAGCAGCTGGCATCGCAAGTCCAACGCTAGTAACTGTACCCACGTTTGTGGTATAACCTTGTGCTATAACAAAATCATAAATTTGATCACCTGTAGCTAAGTTTGCACTTCCGTTTGTTACAGCCGCTGTATTAGCAGCTACAGTAGGAGCAGCAGCTGTTCCACCTATTGTTATAGTATTAGCATTTCCAGTTGTAACAGACGTAACAGTACCCGTACCAGCCGCAGCCCAAGTTAAAACACCACTACCATTAGTTTGTAAAAATTCACCAGTACCACCGTCTGTAGTAGGAAATACTAAAGTGTAGTTAGCACCAGCGCTATGTGGTGGACCTTGTATTTTTATACCATGAGAGTTTTGCTCACAATTAAGTTGCAAAGTACCAGGCGTAGTTCCGTTAGCACTTCTTATTTCTACAAACCCAGCGTTGTTTGCTTCTAATGCTAGATTAGTAGTACCTGATTTTAAAGTTTTATAAGCTCGTATTGTTTCATCAGAACCATTTAAAATAAAATAAGACTCTGTATTACCAGCACCATTGTCATTTTCAAATTCAATAAGACCATTGTCTTGCCCTTGAATAAATTTTAAATTACCTAAAGTAGAATTAAATATGTTAGTACCACTTCCAGAAGGATCGTGGTATATTCTCATATCATTATTAGTACCTAATTGTAGTTGACTGTTGTCGCTAAATATTACCGGACCTGTTATAGTACCGCCAGCTAAAGGTAAGTATGCTCCGTTTATATTATCAGGAGATATACGTACATTAGTAGCACCGTTGTATCCAACTATAAACTGAACGTTAGAAGTATCAGTCTGTTCTGTAAATTGTGAAAATTTTAAATTTGCCATAATGTGTATTATTCTACTATAATAAATTTGTTATCTATCTCAGATATAAGAAAATCTCCGTTCTCTGCTAATATTCTAAAAACTGGAGGAGGCGCCGCGTTGTTGCCTAAAAGATTTCCGGGTATGTCATTACCTACACCTAAGCCTATCGCCATGTTACTGAGCTGCTATAAGTTGTTCTACTGTTGTTCCTGTTGCAAGTACATAATCTACAGTTACAGGTAAAAATCCACCTGTTTGTAAGCCTCTAAACAAAACTGCATTAGCAGCTGTTGGAGGTAGAGCAGATAAAGCTGTTACTGTAAATGTACCGCTAGCACCACCACCTTGTGTTACTGTTACAGTGTCACCAGCTTCGTAGCCAACACCAGCGGCTGTGATTTTAACGTTAGTTATAGCACCTGCTACAGCAGTTATACTTACAGTACAGTTAGTACCTGAGCCGTTTGTTGTTGTAGCTAAAGGTCCAGCATTAGTAGTATACCCAGTACCTACAGCTTGGTTAGGTGGTACTGTAGCTAAAGTTTGCACACCAAAACCTCCTATTACGCCTGATACTATAACATTCATATTAGTACCAGTTGTGGTGTTATCACCTACGTATATAAGTGATCCGCCTAGGTTGTTTGCTGAGCTAATAGTGTCACTAGGTGTTATTGCCTTAACATTGTTTGTAGCGAAATCAGGTTGATTACCGAATTGTCCCATAATTATTTATTATTTATTTTTTTTGATTTTTCCCACGTACGACCTACAAAATAAGCACCATACACAGTTATTAGTAATGATTGGAATATTGGTATATATTCTTCTGATACTTTAAACCCACCTACATTACCATCAAAAAAAGATAGTACAGTAAATATAAAAGTAAGGTATATAAGAACCATTGGCCTTATATTCTTAGATAAAAAAGAATCAGAGTTCATATCTGACTCCCATCTTTTAGTTACTTCATCTTGAGCATCTTTATCTGCTTGCTCTAGCAGCTCTTCAACTTTTTGCTTAGCTGCAAGTCTTTCTTCATCGGTAGTTACTAGATCATCTATTATTTGACCTATATCTTTAACGAGACCTCCAGTTATAAATTGAAGAATTTTTTTCATGCTTTATCGTATGCTTCTTTTTCCCAAGGCAAATTCTTTGCCCCTTCTTTCATGCTAGACCTAGGTATTTTTCTACCTTTCCAATATACATACTTATCGTCATAATCTAAATCACCTCTAAGCATTTGATCTATATGAACCATCTCGTGGTCAATAACTTTATCTTCTTGTTCAGGCGTCATGCCTTGTCTTAAGATTACAGTTCCATTATTATTAGCTTTACCAAGAACTCCATCTTCCATATTCACTCGGTAGATAGGTGTATTATCACCTGAATAAGGTGGTTTGTCCAGTTTAAATGCCATTAGTTTGTATAAGGGAACTTTTTATTAAACCATTCTTTACGAGCAGAACAGCCGCAGGGGATATTTAAACCCTCTGCGACTTTATCTACTACGGTTTTTACTCCAGTAGCTTTAGTAAACTTTTCTATATCGTCTCCTAAACCTCTAGATTTCATATTATGCAGTAAATGCAGCTGATGTAAATGTTACATTAACTTGCGGTTGCGTAATAAGTAATTGACCATTTGGACCTCTACCGTCAGCAGNTCCAGCTCCTTGAGCNGCAGGTNCTTGTGCNGTATTAATTGGTCCTACCACTGTAGATCTTACGCCACCTGGGTTTGCAGTCATTGCGCTTTGAATAGCATCTAACACNGCATTAGCAACTAAAGGTGCTGTATGTGTTATAGTCCATTTTTTTGTAGCAGTTACAACGTTGTCAAAAAAGATATCAGTTGTAGTTGTCGAGGCGGTTACAAGTCTTGTGATTTGATCAATATTAATCAATAGTTCAGAACCGGTAGTACCACCTGGAGTTGTTAAGTTAAATTTAATATACTTTGCCATTTTTTGTTAGTGTTAGTGTTAGTGTTAGTGTTAGTGTTTGGCTAAGGTTTATACAGTCCTTTCTGTTTTATTTCATAAAGTCTTTTTTACCTGGCTTGGTTTTTGACTTATCTCCTTTGTTCCCACCTAATACAACTCTGTCGTATTTTTTCATAGGACTGTGACCCATTTGCATTGCAGATGCTTTGTCATCAACAGGCATATCTTGCATTAAGTTTTTCTTTTCTTGCTTAATAGATTCCATTTTCATAGGTGAATGACCCATATGCATAGCTGATTTTGAATGTTTTGACATCCAAGAACCCTGCATTTTCATAGGTGATTTTACTTGCTGTCCATAACCTTTATTAAGGTTTTTCATTGCAGATCCTTCATGACCCATTTTCATAGCTGAATCGTGACCCATCTTCATAGCTGAATCGTGTCCCATCTTCATAGCTGATTTGCTACCATACATTTTAGCAGCTGAATCATGACCCATTTGCATCATTGATCCTTTCTTTTTCATTGGTGTTTTTCCGTAAGGCATAATATTATTTTTTAAACTTTTTGTTATCGTATTTTAAATCGCCAGCTAACTTCGAAATATGTTTCTCATCATCTGTCATTTGCTTGTCGCTACCTCCGTGACGTGAATCATATATGACATCTTCTTTAAGATATTGCATATGTGCTTCATCATCTTTCTTAGCAGCATCGTAGTTTCCTTTAGTTACTTTAGTGTGTGCGTGATCTCTCGACCATTTGGCGTTGCCTGTGTACTGTCCGTAATGTCCTTTGTGCATAATTACCATTTTACTTTGTCAGCCCAATAGGCGGCAGACATTTTACCTTTTTTAATATTCTTTGCGTGGCGAGCTTTAAAACTAGCTCTACGTGCTTTTTGTTTTGCAGACTCACCACTCTTTGGCTTACCTGCTGTTGTTACACCTTGCTGACCAAAGCGTATAATCTTTTCTTTACCCGCAGAACAAGCTCTAACTACGTGCGATTTAGTTTTGTGATCTGGCGTACGCCGAGGTTTGTTACACTTAAGTGTTTTCTTATCAGTTGCCATATGTCCAGATTACATCAGGTGATTTACTTTCATCAATATCTATATGAATAAAAGTATTACCAATACCTATACGGTCTATACCGTGTTCCATTAATTCTCTTACAAGTTCAAACCTGTATCTACTGTCTTTGCAGGCTATATCAACTGCTAGACCTTTTAAATGAGATGAGTTAGGTTTCCCACCTACTTTTTCGTTATGTGCCGAAGTGCGATAACCTGATGTTATAACAACAGGTTTACCTAGCTCAGCTCTAACGCTTTCAAGTATAAGTATAATATCTTTACTCATCATTTGCCCGCTACCTTGTACGTCAGGCGAATCGAACTCTTCGTAAGTAAAGTATTTAAACACTACTTATTGTTTTTAAGTTTTATCCATTTATTTACTGTGTAACCAATAGTTACTAATAAAAGCAATACCTTTAAACTCATTTCTATTTCTGCAAATGTTGTTATACCTAGCGTAGTTGTATTTATAACATAAAGTTTAAAATCTCCTAAAGTCATCTTAAAATCCTTTAGCTCTTTGAGTTATTGGTCCAGCTTGGTATTTGCAAGGATATTTTTTTAATTGCATACCTGTAATACCTGAACTACTACCACTACCCATTGGAAAACCAGTAGTATTTAATGGCCCGTCCCAAACATGAGACTCTCCTACTTGCCCTTCTAACGTAGGCTTGCCTAGTAACTTACTTATATTTTCGTGCATAATTATTTATTTATTCTTTTTCTTTTAAACCTTCGTATATAGCTGTATTACCACTTTCATATACTTTACTACCTGGGCCAAACGCTTCTTCTTGCTTAGCGCTCATAAACACAGGTGCTTGCTGTCCCATAGACATTTGTCTTTGATCTAAACCTCCGTATACTTGTTGTGCTACGTTTTGAGTTGTTTGATTAAACATAGGTTTAGCCGCACCCATTTGATTCGCTGGCATAGGTGGTTGCATTGTCATCTCCATACCAGTTAATGGGTCAATAATTTTTAAAGGATTTTTAGAGTCCATATTATCTATTTTTATCTTTGTTTACGTTATACACAGATGTAATTAATACCTTATCAGTATACGTCTGTCCGCGCATTATCTTGTTTCGTCTTTCACTAATTGGAATATCTTCCTCGCCAACCATAATCTTGTACATAGTATTGATTAGCCTTTTACATTTAAACGAAACCTTATATATGTTATACTTCTGCGTTGTCCTGTTTCTTTCACGCCATACTACTATCCAACCTTCTTTCAGAAGCCTGTTCCATCTTCTGTTGTCCCAGCTAAATGAGTAACAACCCATCTCAAAATCTTTTTTACTAAAATGGTCCATGCAGTCCAAGTAAATTAACAACTCTAGTTCTGCATCGTTTAAACCGTTATTTCTACAAGCCCATTTGCGAATTATCCGATAGTGTTTTAAGATGTTTAAATCTTTAATATCACTAGCTTCTAGTCTTCGCTTCATAGTATTACAACAACGTCTTGTAGTTTTATAACGTGAAACTTTTCTTTATCTATTTCTATGCCATGCCCAGCATGACGATCAAAGTATATCTGATCACCGTCTTTAACACCTACAACTTCGCTTCCAGTATTTAATACTTCAGCTTTTCTGTAACGTATATCTTCTCTGTGCATATCAGCTAAAATAAGTCCACCTTTTGTTTTAGTAGACGCTTCTTTTTGTATCTTTATAATTAAGTTCTTACCTATCGCTTTCATCTATCCTTAGATTATTGATTACACAATCGGTTGAAAGAATAGTAGTAGCTACTGAAGCTGCGTTTCTAAGCGCTGACTTGGTAACTAGCAAAGGATCGACAATACCTGACTTAATCATATTTACCATATTTCCTGTAACCACATCTAATCCTTTGCCTTTTACCTTAGGCATCTCGTATTCGTTAATGCCAGCATTTTTCAATATAGTTTTAAACGGAGCTTGTATGGCTTTTAAAAGAACTTGTTCGCTTTCGTTTTTAGGTTTTATTGCTAGTGACGCATTTAATAACGCTATACCACCACCAGATACTATACCTTCTTTTATCGCGGCTTTAGTTGCGCAAATAGCATCTTCGACTCTATCAGCTTTTTCACTGAGTTCAATCTCTGAGTTTGCACCAACTTTTACAATAGCAACTTTTGCAGATAATCTAGACAATCTTTTTTCTAGTTTGATTTTATCAAATGCATTTTTTGCTGTAGCTAATTCTTTTTTAATTTCTTCAACAAGACTATCAACTTCTTCGTTATCGCGATTAACTTGGAATATAGTATCCATCTCGCTTGTTATAACTTTTTTACAAGTACCTAGCATATCAGGTGTGATTAAATCTACATCATCACCAAGATCTTCGTTTATAACTGTAGCACCAGTTAGCAAAGCTAGATCTGATAGCATATCTTTTTTATTGATACCGTACGTAGGTGCGTTTATTATATTTACTTTTATATTACCTTTGTTCTTGTTCATTGCAAGAGCTGATACAACAGCTGGCTCGCAATCGGCAACTATAAGTAACGCCTTGTTATTTTTTATAACATACTCAAGTACGCTTTGTATTTTTCTAATACTTTCAATTGGTGATTCTACAAGGAGTATCAAAGGGTTTTCAAGCTCAGCAGTTTTAGAGGTTTTGCTAGTAACAAAAGCCATATTCGTAAGGCCTTTATCATATTCAACACCATCTACTATTTCTACTTTAGTATCGCTTTCGGCTGTTCTCTCCATTGTAACAATACCAGTTTCATCTACACCTCTAAATGCATCAGCAATTATCTTACCTAGCTTAGNATCATTGTTTGTAGATATCGTTGCTACTTGATCTATTATATTCCCAGAAACTTTAACAGAGTTTTTGTCTAGGTATTTTACAACCTTATCGACAGCAGATGTTATACCATCTTTCATTTTTCTAGAACCTTGAATGTCTAGTATTTCGTAAGCCTCTGTTAAGATTGAGTGCGCTAGTACCGTAGCCGTTGTTGTTCCATCGCCAGCTTCTTGAACGGTTTTTCTAGCAGCTTCCTTTAAAAGCGTAGCACCCATGTTTTCTACTGGGTCTCTTAATATAATAGAGTTTGCAACTGTAACACCGTCTTTTGTGATTACTGGATTTCCGGTGTTATCTTCCAGTATGACACATTTGCCGCTAGCCCCGAGTGTGGAGCTAACAGCTTGTGTCAATTTATCAATACCTTTAAATACATTGGTGCGGGCTTCGCTACCAAAGTTAAGGTTTTTAACTATAGCGTCTGACATTTATTTGATTTGATTAGATTATATTATTTTATTTATTCAAACGTTTTAACGACTTGTGGTCCGCGTAAGTAACCAAGCTTTTTTTCATAGTGCGATATTGATGCATCTATTGCTTGCTCAGCTCCTTCCATGGTTTCGCGTCTCGTTACGTCGATCCAAGAATCTTCTTTATTAGGATCTAGGTATTCTGTCTGGTAGAAACCGTTTGGTAGCTGGACTATACGCCAGTGTTTCTTTTCAGATACATGCTTCCAAAGGTTAATGGTTTCTTCAGTTACTTGTGGTTGACTAGCCCACGAATTAGTCTGGTAAAATAGTGTCATTGGTTTTGGTTTTAAATTACTATTTGGTTTGCCATTTACCTGGCCGGTTATATTCTATATACTTACTTGGTTTTAGTGATTTTTACAAATTAGCTAACTATACATCTACAATTACACCGTCTGGCATAGAACCAGCTACTGCTGAAAAGCTACTTAAATAGTTGGTAGATATAGATTGACTACCACCGGCGAGAGTATTAATAAACATAGCAAATTCACCTGAAGTACTAATAGAAGATCGTAATTGACTAATGCCTATATTTGAAGTACTTGTTGTAGCGCCAAAGTCATCAGTGTATAAAGCTGTAGTTGTATTCCTTGGAAACAACACATATTGACCAGATTCGCTAGCAGCGGATGATTCTCTAAAATCA